AGTTATCGGCAGGTGTATACACAGTATACGATTCTTCAATAGAAGATAGAGTATACAGCATAAAGGATAAACCAATTCAGTTTAGACCTTTTATAAATAGCTATCAATACATGGAATACGACCCAAACAATAATAGTTATCCATGTTCATCAGTGATATTTAAATCATGGAAAGATGAACCACTAGATACTAATGGTGGGGTTCGTTGTGGTAAAGTGATAGGTAAAGACAAAGAGCAACTCAGTGAAGCTGAAATAGACGCACAAAAAAATATTAAATGTTATCGTTTAGTATATGGTCTAGTTTCATTTGAGGGTACAACTTCAAAAGGAGAACCTGCTACTGTCGACTCTATGCCTGTACTATTTCGTGTGACTGGCTCTAACTTTACTCCAATAGGAGAAGCTCTAAAGAGTTTAAAAGGTAGAGAGAGTCTAATGCAAAACCACTTGTTGAATTTAAAAACAACAAGAAAAAAAGCAGGTAGCAATGTGTATTATGTTTCTCAAATATCTGTTGATAATAAAGAAGTAGATTTTACACAGAAAGACCTAGAACACATGGATATGTTTCGTGCTCTCATTGAAGAAGAGAACGCAAGGGTATCTGAAAAATATCAAAATGCTGTAAAGAATAAGGAAAGCGATGCGGCATCTGCCAAAGTAATTAATGAAATGGAAGATGACCCCGAAATGGTGTTGGCCTCATAGCTTGTCCAGTATTTTAAACAGAGTACAATTATTTTTAACGGAGGCCAATAAGGCCTCTGTTCCTATTTCTAGCACTATTGTAAATGAGTTTGGCGAAGCCTGTAAACAAGCATTTATAAAACAATTTTCTGAAGAAAGAGAAGAAGAGTTTAGACCTCGTATGAGTTCTATTGGTAGACCCCTTTGTCAATTACAAATGGAAAAGATGGGTGCAAAAGCAGAGACTCCTGCATACAATTCTAAGATGAGATTTATACTAGGAGATTTAATAGAAGCGTTAGCTGTGGCTATCCTTAAATCTTCTGGCATCAAAATAGACAGCATGCAAGAAAAAGTAACGCATGCGTTTAAAAATGACGCAATAAACGGCACTTATGACGTAGAGATAATGGGTAAGATATGGGATATTAAAAGTGCATCCCCTTATTCGTTTCAATATAAGTTTGGAGAAGAAGCAGGATATGAATCTCTTGCTAAAAATGATAGCTTTGGCTATCTTGCACAAGGGTATTTGTATTCAAAAGCTACAGGAAAAGACTTTGGTGGGTGGATTGTTATCAATAAATCTACAGGAGAATGGTCAGTATTAGAGACACCAATAAATAATGAAGCAGAATCTAATAAAATATTAGAACAAGTAGAAAAAGATTTACGTGTGCTTAATAGTGATGCACCATTTAAAAGACTATTTGAAGATGAAGAAGAATACTTTAATAAAAAACCTACAGGTAATAGGATACTAGGTAAAGAATGCACGTTCTGTGCGTACAAGAAAGCATGTTGGGAAAACTTAGAATATTTGCCACAACAACAATCAAAAGCTATTAGTCCAAAGTATTATTGGTACACTAAAGTTGATAACAGGAGAGAAGAACATGACGACAGTTCGGAGTAGAAAAGCAAAAGGTAGAAGATTACAGAACTGGGTTCGTGATACATTATTAAAAATATTTTCTAACAATGGATTTTTAGATGAGAATGATATTAAATGTGCTGTAATGGGAGAGACTGGTGCTGATATAAAATTATCTAATACTGCAAAGAAAATTATACCATACTCTTTTGAATGTAAAAACAAAGAGACATTTAAAGGTATTTATGATATAATAGACCAAGCAAAATCAAACTCTGATAAGAGAGAAACACCGATTGGAATAATTAAAATGAATAAACAGCAACCTCTAGCTATACTAGATGCTGAACATTTTTTAAAGATGATAGGAAAACTATGATAGAAAACGGAGAAAATAGAGAAGCTAGGATAACTATATCAATTTATCCATCAGAAAAAGGATTTAGTTGTGCTGTAACTGAACCTAATATCCCACCACTTACTAGCGATTATAACATTGCTTTGACAATAGCACATGGTATGGTTAAATTAGCATTAGATAATCCAGATTTAATATTTGAAGCAGGTGTTGAGTCACTATCTAACCCACAACAAAATTTAGTTGCAGACTTAGTTGAAATGTTAGAAGAACGAAAGAAGAGGTTAAATTGACAAAGACAAAAATAAAAGAGAATAAAAGTGAAGATATAAAAGAACTACGAAAGAGTGATTTTTCTATAACTAAATTTGAAAAAGATTTATCATATGGAAAGAAACATGAAAAGATGGTAATGAAATCTCTTGAGAAGTATGAATTAAAAACAGATAGAATGGCACATAGAACAGGCAATGTTTATGTAGAGTTCCAATCAAGAGGTAAAGATAGTGGCATACGTACAAGTAAATCTAATACATGGATATTTAAAATTGTAAGTGCAAAAGATACGCATTTATTTTCTGTGCATATACCTTTATCAAGATTAAGAAGATTAGTTAGTAAAGATTACAGAGTTGTACCAGGAGGGGATAACTTAACATCAAAAGGATATTTAGTTCCAATAAAGGATTTAGTTACAATATGAAAACAAAAGAGTTTTTGTCTAAAGCAAATGTCTTAGTTGAAGGAGACAGACAAAAAGATTATGGAGATAAGCTACATAATCATTCAAACATATCTAAATTATGGTCTGCATATTTAGACATAGATATACAGCCACATGATGTAGCTATTATGATGGCATTATTAAAAGTAGCAAGAACTAAACTTGGACAAGTTAGTGAAGATACTTATGTAGATATGTCTGCTTATAGTGCTATTGCAGGTGAAATAAAATTTAGAACCTCTAAAAAGGAGAAAGGATGAATAATTATCTGATTACACAAGAACAAGTAAATGCAGTATTAAAATACTTATTTACTAAACCTTATGGTGAAGTTGCCCAAGCTATTGGAGTTCTTACAAAACTTCCAAAACTAGACCCAAAAATAAATCCTACTTTTGTCAAAGAACCAGACAAAAAAAATGACACCAAGTAAAGAAGCAATATTGTTCAGTACTGTGGTGTCAATAAATAATGATGGTAATTTAATTACAAGGCATGAGTCATTACCTGTAAAAGCAGTTCAAGAAGAACTAGGTGATGACTATTATGCCCATTTAGTATCTGCTATTGTAAATCATTGCAAGGCAGACTCTCACAAATTTGACAACGACTTACGCAATCTGTTGCGTAGTATTTGACATTAATCCTGTATTAACTGTTCCTGTTGGCGATAATGTTACATTTTCTTTTGCATCTGTCATTGGTGTTGGCACGTTAATAGGTTCTGTAATTTCATCTACTACAGGTGTCGGGGTAGCTTTTGTTGGTGCTGTTTCTGCTTTTGGTGTTTCTGGTACTTTAGGACTTTCTTTCATTAATGCAGTTGTCATTGGTGTAGATGCTTCACTTCGTATACCTACCATACTACCATA